CTGGTTGACGTTCCACGTTGTGCCCGCTTGTTGGTACTGCCGCAGCAACTCTTCAACTTTCCGCAGGTCTTTGTCTTCCCCTGCCGTGACTTGACCAGATTGGTAAAGTCTCTCAGCCTCAGTCAAGATGCCGTGCAACGGGGTGCCCTGGTAGCGGTAGAAGGGGTCTGAAACATCCACCCCCCGGCGCTGCAGCTCTGCTTGTATGGCTGCTTGCCGGGGGTCATCGGGTACGCGTTGCCGTGCCCGCTCTGCCCGCTCTTGCAGGGTGCGGGCTTGGCTTGCAGTCTCCAACCACCGCTGCTCAAAAAACTTGCGCTGGTCATTGGTGAAGGCACCGACTGCGCGGGCATTGTCATACTGTGCCTTAGCAAAGGCAAAGTCAGCAGCGGCAGCTTGGGCGCTTTCATACCCAAGCTCATCGGCAAGCTCTTGCGCGGTAGCCTGCCCATCTTCAAGCAACCGCAGGTACACGTTGAAGGCATCCTCACCCGTGGTGAACTTGCTGCCCTCTGGTGCCTGCCGGGTGCGTCGGTCGTTGACTTCTGCCTCACCATCAAAGCCCCCATAAATGCCACGGGGGCCAGCAAAGTACAGGGCTTGCAGGGCTTGCTCTGTGCCCCGCTCTGCTGCCGTCAACTCACCGGGGCGTGCCCCAACTGCCTGCGCACGTTGCTGGGGTTCAGACTGTGCAAGCAGGTTGCCCTCTTGCTGTGAGATAGCCCCATGCCGTGCTTCATAGAGCTGCCGACCCTGGGCATACTCTTCAGCGGTGACGCTGGGGTCTTCTGCCAGTGCCCGCAGGGCTTCAAACGCTTGTGCCTTGCTGACTTGCTGCACCTGTTGCCGCTGCGTTGCATCGAGGTTGCGGGATGCCCTTGCCGCTGCTGCTGCACCCTGCGCTTGCCGCTGCAATGAGTATTGCTCTTGCAAGGTCTGACCTGCTGCCCCGTAGTCAACCGGGGGTACGGCAAAGCTCTCCTCAAGGGCTGTCAAGTTAGCCCGCTCATTGGCTGCCAGGCTCTCGATGTACTGCGCACGCTCTTCGGCATCGGCATAGTCTTGCAAGGACTGGGCTATCAACTCTTGAGCGATGACGGCACGGGCATAGCGGTTGAAGATGTTGTCAGCTCTTGTCGGCATGTTGTTGACCTATACGTAAGCGTTGTAAGCGGTGTTTTCTTGGGTGCCTTGGTAGGTCTCAAGCAGGGCATCAAGACGCTCTTGCTCAAGCTTTTGCCCCGCATAAGCTTCACCAACGGCCATGGCATCTTCTGCCAAGCTTTCAACAACTGCCCCGGTGATGGAAGGCGCCCCGGCTTCAATCTGCTGTGCCTGTAGTCTGCTCATCAAGAGCTGCTGAAGCTCTTGCTCTTGCGCAGCCTGTGCCGCTTGCTCTGCTTGCAACTGCAGCATGTTTTGTTCTTGCACGGCCTGTTGCTGCACGGCTTGGGTAGCGGCCTCCTGCAAGAAGACATCACGGGCAGACATGGGGCGGGATGCCTGTGCTGCAAGCTGTTCGGCCTGGGTTGCCTGTGCCTGGGCTGCTTGCTGCTGTCTGAACTGGGCATCAAGTGCGGCTTGCTGCTGTTCAGTCAATCCCAACGTGCCTGCCTCTCGCATGGCTTGCAGCTCTTGCAGCCTGCGGGCTTCTTCTTCGGTAAAGGCTTGCTCTGCAGCCGTGCGGGCTTGCTTGCGCTCGATGCCTGCGCTGATGCCCTTTGCGGTTGCCGTACCTGCTGCAATGAGTGCAAGAGTCAACGGATCCATAGCGCCCCCTAAATGTACCAAGCTTCAAGGGCAATGCCCCAGTTGACGATGCCCACCCGGTCTATCTGCCCGTAATAGCATAGCCCTGCGGTGACCGTTGCAAGGCTGTTGCTTTCAAACTTCATGCAGCCATCCCGCTGCCCGTACCCTGCTGCAATGGTGTACGGGAACTTGGCGCCGATGGGGGTGGTTGTCTGCCAGTAGATGCCGCTCGGGCCCTGATGGTTCTGCCCTTCCTGGGCTGCGGTGACATCTGCACCCGATGCATTGCCGAAATACGGGGCAATGTAGTTGAGGCGGTCTTTGATCTGGTAGTTGTGCCCACTGACATAGGGGACATTGTCAGGGCCGTGCTCAAGTTCCATCCACCAATGGAAAAACCCCTTGAAGGGTCGGTGCATACGCAACTGGAAGGTGGTGTTGGGGATGATGACCCAGTCTTTTGGGTCAGCACCAACCAGCCCGTTGCCTGTGAGGTAGCTTGTGCAGAAGCTCAAGCGCACCCCCAAGCCCCCGCCATCCTGCCCAGCAATGTGCCCGCTCACACCGTGTTGTGTGCCCGTGTAAGGCTCGACAATGGGCGGTTGAATGTGCCGGGTCTGTATCCACTGTGAGGCTTCAAAGTCGGTGGTATTCACGCCCTCATGCAAGTAGGCACGCAGCTCCTCAGCATTGCCTTCAACATCGGCAGCGGTCAAGACGGTGGACGCGGTAAACGTGTTCGGTGGTGTATATGCCATCAGCCCAACCTCATGATGATGGCTTGCGCCTTGCCGCTTGTGTATTCGAGCTGCACCGTGCCTGTGCCCCCGGCCACTGTATCGAAGCCCAGGTAGTTGACATTGGCCACCTGCTCAGGGTGCAAAATGCCCTTGATAATCCACCGGATACCATAGACCGTGGTTTGCAGTCCGGTGTAATGCCAGGCACCCGACACCCCCCGCCATCCAATGCCGGAGTCAAACAAGCCCGCAGCGGTGACCCCACCGTTTTGTGCATTGCTTGCCACCTGCACCCATGCGGGAATGACTGTGGTGGCTTCACAGTCTGCAAGGGCGTTGCCGTACCGTGCCCCGGTGTAGTTGCTATTGAAGCTGCCCTGTCCAGGCACGGGGACAAAGTTTGCAAGGGCAGAGCTTGTGACATCCCATTCTGGGTACAGCACCCACACATTGGCATTGGTTGCAATGTCAACGGTGCCTGTCTTGGGCAGGTCGGGGAAGGTGTACTTGCTGAATGACCCAAAGGCAGTCCAGGGCGTGCCCGTGTAGGAAGGCTTGACCGACAGATCCCAATACAGCCTAAACACTTCATCGGTGTTGATGGTCAAACCACCAAGCCCAAAGTTGAGCACCGATGGGGTGCCCCCAAAGTCTTGCACAACGTGCCCAGCAACCGGGAAGCCCCCGGTGGTCGCGGCAACCGTGTTGCTGCTGCTGTGGCTCAGGTTGTACTCCCCAAGGGTCTGCTCCCAGATGTCGCGGGTAAACCAGTCTGACTTCATCTGTGGAAGGTCAAGAGCTGCATCCCGCACGTTGAAGGCATTGAGCGCCCCGGCTTGACTGTAGTCTGTGAAGCGGTTGTTCAAGTCGGTAGCGGTGACGGGCTGCCCATCCACAATGCGGGTGCGTTGTATACGGCTCATCGGTAGCGCCCCACAAATAGATAGCGGTTTGAGTAGACATGCACCTGCGGCACGTTGGTGTTGCCGATGCCCGACACAAACAGGATGTCATTGGGGTCGGGGTCTGTGATGTGAATTTGTAGGTCAACCTGCAAGTCACCCTGTGGAAAACGTCCCACACCGAACACCCTGAAGTGCTCATGCAAGGCAACCCCCCGGCGCTCTACCAGGGGCACCCCGTTCACCAAGATGCGCAGCCCGCAGTATCGGGGACTGCCGGGGTAGATGTTGCCGACGGTGCTACAAAAGGAAGGAAACACCATAGCGTTGCCCGACCATTCCCCAAACAGACTGCCACCCTTGAAGCCTGACAGGGTGAAGGTGCTGCCGATGTTCACCCATCCTGTGATGCCTGTGCTGTAGGTGATGCACTGCCAACCATTGGAAACCGTCTTGGTATCCCTTGCGGCACTCTGCTCGGCATCCGTTCCATAGGCACGGTCTTGCCACACCTGAGCAATGGCATTGTTTTCGCTGTTGTTGTGGTCAACCAGATTGACGGGAACCTGTGTGCGGTCGAGCGTGGTGATGCTGCTTTGTTGCGCACGCAGCTCGTCGTTGATTGAGTCAGGGCTGACCGTCACCCCGGTCAAGGCTTCCCGCTGTGTCCAGTGCTTCATGCCCGGCGCCCCCTTGTGACTTCGGTGCCCTTGACACTGAACCCGTATTCAAAGCCAATCAAGACAATGTCATCTGTGGTTTCCACTTCAAAGGCAAAGTGTGCGCAGCTCTGCACTGCCACGGCATACCGCAGGGGTACCAGGCGCTCATTTCGGTACACCACCCCCGACGCGTCAAGCACGGCCTGCCCATAGACTGGCAGGGTGGCTTGGTCGGGGGGCTGCATGACATAGGTGCGTTCAGTTGTGGCGGTCAGGTTGAAGTCTTTGTACCACCGCAGGGTCACCTGTGGGTTGCCCGTGGTCATTACCCAGATGGTGACATATTGCACCTGCTTCAAGAGCTGCGGATCCCCGAAGTCGTTCCATGCACTGCGGTACAGGCTGCCCGGTCTTGGCCCCAAGGTGAAGACATCGGGCACGGGTACGGTGCCCCCCAAGTTGCGTCTGCCGCTGATGACAAAGATGCCACGCTCTGACGAGCTGTTGCCCGTTTCGTTGCCCGTATGGTGACCAAAAAGCACGGCACCGCTTTGGGTGCTGGCAAGGCATCCGACCGGGAAGCCTTTGCGGGTTGACCATGCCGATACATCGGGGTTGCGTTGCAGTTTGTCAATGTGCAGCACAAGCCCAAGGTTGGGGCGGTCGTTGCCATCCACAGGGACGTATAGGTGATACTCCCTGGTTGCTGCGCTGTAGATGCTCACAGCCTTTGCCTGGCAGTCCGGGGTGATGCGGCTGATGGTGTCGTCATAGCCCTGTGAAAGCTTGACCATGTCAATGATAGCGCCACCCTGCAGCCCACCCGTCAAGGCATAGACCCCATCGACGGCAAGGAACACCAAGCCAAGCCCAGGCACCCGCTGCACACTGTGGGGCGCCCTGCATTGAAGGGTGCGGTCAATGCTGCTGACTGTAAAGCCTGCAACAAAGTCACCCTCAACAACATCAATGCCCCGTTCCCGAAACACAATCAGCTTGGTGTAGTCCCCATAGAGCGCAGTGATGCCCCCGGCTTCGCTGCCCAGCTCCAAGCTCTGCAGGCTGCTGAACTGCTCAATCTTGGAAGGTGCGGAGTAGTACAGGGTGTATGGGTCATCGACCCCGCCATCCAAGAACAGGCACTGCTTGAACATGGCAGGGAAGCGGGCACGGGGTGCGGGGAACGGCCCCGGGTTGACGATGGGGGCAGGGTCATCGAGCGCAGCACTGCCCACTGCATCGAAGTAGAACCCATCAACGTTGTTGCGAATAAGCCCCACAAAATACAGCGTGGTGTCATCGGGGGTTGGGCTGTCATCGCTGTAGTTGGCAGTTCGGTACACCTTGCGGGCTACCGTGCCCGGTGGCCCCTCTGGCACTTCAAGGGCAACCGCGTACTTGAAGCCCTCGGCATTGTCTTCAAGCTCCCAAGACGTTTGGGCAATGGGTGAGCGCGGGCCCTCGCTTCCCGTGTTCAAGATGTGGGCAATGGAGTAGCCCACTGTGGTCTTCTGCCCCGGTGCCCCGGTGGTGTTGTTCTCAAACCCAAGCCCCCACCGTGCCCCATCGCTGATGGC